CGCAACCAGGATTCCGGGTACTGTGAGCAGTACATCTGCACTGAATCGGAAATCCTGGAAAGCAACACGGAATACAAGGGGAAGCATATCCCCATCGTATTCGTGACTGGCGAAGAGAGCCATATCGAAGGGCAGAGACGATACAAGGGGATTGTTCGGGACATCAAGGATATCCAGATGCTCCTGAACCTCACCAAGAGCCGGACGGCGGACTACATCCAGCGGTCGTCGAACGAGGAATGGTTGGTGACCTCCGGGCAGATCGCCGATCACCTCGACCGGTGGAACCAGAGCAACGTCAACGGCAGCGGCGTCAAGATCTACACCCACACTGAAGGCGTTCCCGCTCCGAAGCGCCTGGACGCCCCCGCGCCTCCGGTTGGTTATATGCAGGTCGCCGCCGAAGCGGACGCGGATCTACGCGCCGCCATCGGCATCCGTGACCCGCTGGCCGAACTTCCCGACAACGTGGCGACCGAGACGATGCAGATGCACGTCAATCAAGGCAACATCGGGACCTATGCCTACACCGACAAGATCAACGACGCTCGGGACCTGACCGGCAAGATCTTCATCGACCTGATTCCGCACTACTTCAACTATGCCCACGTTCGCGAGATCATGGGCGACGACGGCGAGGTATCGACAATCCCGCTGAACCAGCCATACGAGGAGAACGGCGAGACGGTCATGCACGACCTATCCAAGGGCTCCTACGCGGTCCTGGTGAAGTCTGGCCCTTCCTACGAATCGCGCCGCGCCGAAGCCCTCGGAAAGCTCTTAGAAATCGCCAAGTACGACAAAGAGTTCTTCATCAAGTACGCCGACATCCTCTATCGGAACATGGATTTCGATGGGGCTGAAGACATGGCGAGCCGCGCACGGGCCGGGATTCCTCCCGCGATCCTGGCGGCGTCCGGGCCGACCAACGGCGACACGGCTGGCAACGACAAGGCGATGGCCGCGCAACTCCAACAACAGCTCCAGCAGAAGCAACAGGTCATCCAACAGCTCCAGCAGGAGAAAGCGGCAGACATCGCCAAGATCCAGGAGCAAGGAAAGCTCGACCTGACCAAACTCCAGCTCGAGCACGCCCACCAAAAGGAGATGGAACAGATCAAGACGGGCGGGAAGGACGCGAACATCCAGACCAAGGGCTCCGTCGATGCTTCCCTCGAATCCTTGCGCTCCCAGGGCCGGGACCAGAACATCCAAACGAAGGGCGCGGTCGACGTTGGCTTGATCGACAAGCAATCCCAGGAAGACGCCAAGTTGACCATGCTGGACGGCCAGATCGATACGTTCCACCTTGGGCTTGACCACGACCACCAGACCACGCAAACCGAACGCCGCGAACTCTCTCCGAGGAGCATTTGATGAGCACCGAAACCGAAGTCTTGGCGCCCGAAGTCGACGCCACGGAAGTCGAAACGCCTGTTGTGCCGGAAGGGGTGACGCCCGAAGCCCCGAAGGTCGAGGAGACGAAGGAATTCAAGCCATGGAAGGTCAAGGCGCCCGATTCCCAGCCGGAGCACGCGATTCCGTACAGCCGGTTCAAGGACGTGAACGACGAGCGCAAGACGCTTGCCGCCAAGGTGGAGGAGTACGAGGCAAAGGTCCGCGCCTACGAGGAGAAGGAGGCCAAGCTCTCCGAGATCAAGTCCCCCGACGACATCCGGATCGAGGACTACACCGACCCGCAGGAATACCTCAAGGCCCGCGACAAGGCCAATGCCTCGGCAATGCTTCGGCAGTTCGAGGAGCAACAGCTCCAGCGGGAACAGGCTCGGCTTGTCCAGCAGCAGCAAACCCAGCTCCTCAACGCCTACCAGAAGAACCTCGGCGAGGCGATCCAGCGCAATCCGGAGATCAAGGAAGCGTCCGACTTCATCGATCGCCTGGCCTCGGAGCACGGCCTCAAGCCGCATCCCGACGTGGCTTACGAGTTGATGATCGACGAGAACCTTGGTGAACTCCTCTACGACATCACGACCGATCAGGCGCTCTTGATTGAGATGTACCAGAGCAACCCGCAGGACTTCATCCGCAAGCTGCACAAGATGAGCGCGAAGATCGACCGGGAAGCGCGGTACGCTCCTAAGGCGCCCGCAGAGGATGAGCTGTCCCCGCTGGTCGCCTTGGAGGCCAAGAAGAAAGAGATCGCCGCGTCGATCCCGTCCCAGGTGCGCGGGGGGTCTCCCAATACGCAGAAGGATCCGGGGAAAATGTCGAATGCGGAATACCGCGTTTGGCGATCCAAGAACGGGAAATAGTATTATATTCCGATCATCGGCCCTAGCCGCCCAATGAAGGCGAAAAACTCAACTAGGGCCGGTGATGTGGTCGCAAGACCCAAGGGCAGACCTTGTAAAACTCCTGATTCGTCCATTTAGGCGCCTTCGCTCAAGCCTGAATGCGTACCGAGCACAATCCAAGTATGTGTTCCAACGAATAGGAAAATGCAATGTCGACTCTTCTCACGTCTGCGATCATCAGCAAAGAAACCCTGATGAACTTCGAGAACGAGCTGGTCTTCGCCAACAAGGCTGACTGGTCCTTCTCCGACAAGTTCGCCAACCCTACCGACCAAATCGGCAACTCGTTCACCTTCCGCAAGCCGATCAACGTCCTGGCCACCGACGACAATCTCGCATGGGTCGCCGCCAACAGCACGGTCCAGGAAAACGCTGTGACGATCTTCGTCAACCGGACCCTCACCGTCCCCCTGAGCTTCACCGAAGGCGACTTGGCCTTGAAGCTGGAGAAGTTCGCGGACCGGATCATCAACCCGGCCACCCGCGTGCTCGCCGCCAAGGCCGACACCAAGTTCCACGACTCGATCATCAATTCCACCGTCCCCGGTGCAAATGCTGGTGCCGGTCTGACCACGGGCGGACTTAACACCGCGACCGCCGTGCCCAACTACGCCGGATACGCCATCGGCAAGTACGGCGTAGCAATGACCGTCGCCCTGGTCGCCCAGGCCAAGAAGATCCTGATGGATCAGGGATGCCCTGTCGAGGACGGTGGCGATCTGTACGGCATCCTGTCGACGACCGCCCATCTGGCGCTCTCCCAGGCCCAGCAGACCGTCTTCCAACCCCTGATCAACATCGACACGATGTACCGCAAGGGGCGCGTCGGCGTGCTGGTCGGGGTCGACTTCGCGGTTTCGCAATCCCTGGTCGCCCACACCAACGGAACCCAGCCCACGCTGATTCCTTCGGCTGGCTCTGCGGCTTCGGGATGGACCGAGACGGCAACCCTGACCGTGACCACGATGGTCGGCACCGCCAATCCTGGCGACGTGTTCGTGTGCCCCTCGACTGGCCCGTTCATCGTGAACCCGCTGACCAAGGTCATCACCGACACCCCCTTCCAGGTGCAGGTGATTTCGGTCACCGATACGACCCACGTCGTCGTCGGGCCCGCTCCGATCCACGCCGGCCAGTACCAGAACATCAGCGCCACACTCAACGGCGTGACCCTGTCTCTGGTCGGCGGTGCGACCGTTGGAGTCGCAAGCCAAGGCTTGACCGGCGTCGAGTCGATCATCTTCCACAAGAAGGCGATTCAGGCCGTCTGCATCGAGTTCACGATCCCCAAGAAGTCCTCGATGGACATGGCGGAGATCATCAAGGGCGACGATGTCGAGGGCTTCAAGTTCCGCTTCCTGCGGGGCTACGACATGATCGGCGCATCGACCGCGTTCGGCGGCGGCGTCGGTACTGGTGGCCCTGGCTTCATCTCGCGCCTCGACGCGGGGTATGGCATCAAGACCAGCCAGCCCGCTTGGATCGTTCGCCTCCTGTCGTAAAAATCCGGGGCGGGGACAGCAACCCGCCCCTTTCTCTTTTGCGGGGTGCTCATGGGCTCGATCTCTCCATCCACATCGACCGTCTACGATCTCTGCTTCAACGCTCTGCGGAAGACGGGAATGGTTGGCCTAGGCGATGTAGTCGCGGCGAACGTGATGGATGAGGCGATGCTGGAATTGAACGCGATCCGGGCCGAATGGTCGCTGAACGTCAAGAACTACAAGCACTTCAACGACACCTTCACGACTACCGGCCAGCGCACCAACATCACGCTTGGGACTTCGGCCACGGTCACCGGCGATATGCCGACACGCCCGAACAGCATTACCCAGGTGACGGTCATCGCAGGTGACAACCCCGGCGCGAATATCGTCTACGACCTGCCGATCCAGTCGATTGACGAATACTTCCGACTCCCGCTGACCAACGTGTTCGCGGTGCCGTCCGTCGCCTACGTCGACACCAGCTACCCGATCCAAAACATCTTCTTCTATCCCGGCCTCAACTCTGGTTGGACTGTTCGCGTCCGTGGCATCTCCTACATGACGGACTATACCAGCGTGTCCGACGACTACATGGATCCCCCGGAATGGTTTGCCCCGCTGGTCAATGCGACCGCGCTTCGGCTGGCCACCAACTACGGACAGGACATCGACTCGGCGGTCTACGCCCAGCTCAAGAGCGGATTGAAGCACATCGAAGCGCACATGTTGAATGCTCGCCTGAAGAACATGGAGAACGGCTTGAAGACCGGGAATGGGAGTTTCAACTTCTACGCCGGTCGGGGCGTGTAGTGTACCGCTCTCCAGCAGAAACTAAGGCGATTCCACTCGGGAACAAGCCCTACGCGAACGCGATCATCTCGCTGGGTGTCGAGCAGTGCCACAATATGTTTTTGGAGCATTCTCAGTCCGAGAACTCCAAGGCCGAATACTACCTGATCAAGATCCCCGGCCTCAAGCGGTTCGGATCAATCCCTTCGGTCAATCTCGGCGCGTGCCGGTGCGCCTACCGGTCTTTGCTCACCAATCGCGTGTTCATGGTCTTCGGGTCCAGCGTCTACGAGATCGTGGCCGACGGCTCACGCTCGTTCATCGGCTTCCTGCGGACGTTCACGGGGCCGGTCAAGATGGCCGACAATGGAAAACTCTTGATGCTGGTCGACGGCGACGCCGGGTACATCATCCGGATGTTCGACGACTCGATCCCGCCTCAGCCTGATCAGACGTTCACGCGGATCCGGGACCAGTATTTCCCCGGTGTCGCGGCGGGTACGCTTGCGCCGACCTTCGTCACGTTCATCAACACCTATTTCGTGATCAACAATCCGGCGACCAATCAATACTACTGGTCCTGGTCCTACTACGTCTACAACGAAGCGAACGTCGACCACCCCTACGACCCAGCGCATATCGACGGGTACTGGACCCCGCTGAACTCCGGCGCCAAGATCGGGCAGGCCGACAACATCAACGCGCTCGCGAATTGCAACAATTACCTCTGGCTGATGGGCACAAACTCGTCCGAAGTTCACTACGATTCCGGCGACTACAACGGCCAGCAGTTCAAGCGGTACGAGGGTGCAGTCCTGAACATCGGATGCAATGCCCCGTTCTCCCTGGCCACCTACCAGAATTCCCTTTTCTTCCTCGGCACCGACACGGTCGGGACGCTCGGCGTCTTCACCAATGCGGGCGGCATGGAGCCGGTTCGGATCTCCACGCGGGGTATCGAGCAGATCATCGAGGGGATGGGCGTCTGGAGTGACTGCACGGCCTATTGCTACGCTCAGAGCGGGCATAGCTTCTACGTGATGCAGTTCCCCACGGCAAGCCGAACGCTGGTCTATGATGTCGTCACGAATGCCTGGCACGAGCGAACCAAGCTGATCCAAGCTACCGGTCTGCTCCAGCGGTGGGACGGCATGTACGCCGTCGAATCGCCTTGGGATCGCCTCCTGATCGGGGACGCTTCCAGCTCCACCACCTACACGCTCGACCCCCTCTACTACCAGAACGAC